TAGCAGCATCCGCAAATTCAAGAGCGTTATCTGACTTATCCCATACAACATTTGCACTTGCACCTGTCAGAGTGACATCACCATCAACAGTTAAACCAGTAAGCGTTCCAAGAGAAGTGATCGCAGATTGAGCAGCACCAGTAACCGTTGCAGCACTTCCACTCGCATTACCTGTGACGTTTCCAGTTAAGTTTGCAACAAACGCACTCGCTGACTTATCCCATAACCCATTACTGCTATCGCCTGTGAAGGTAACGTCTCCTGTGAACGTGCCCCCAGCGAGAGGCATTTTTGTTGAGTCAGTTGCACTATCAGTTCCCCACTCCAAAGTCGTAGGTGTTGACGCATTAGCCTTAAGAACTTGACCAGCAGTAGGAGCAACAGCAGGAAGAGTTAGTGTTATATCTCCAGATTGTGCTTGTGCTTTTAAGCCTGTGTAATTAGCTCCATCACTATCACCTTCACTTAGTCTTAATTCTTTTGCGTTATCAAGAATTAAGTTACCTGTAAGTGTTCCACCCGTAGTTGGCAAGGCAGCATTAGCTGTTGTAGCAGCAGCATCAGCAGCATCTTTCGCAATCTTTACAGCAGCAGGAGTAGCAGCAGTCGTAGCAGAAGTTGATGTTGCACTATCAGTTAATTGAAGAACACCAACGGCACTTGTTGTTCCAGTTGTGATCTTGCTACCAGCAATTGCAGCACTAGCGTTTACATCAGCATTAACAATTGCACCAGCAGTAATAGAAGTTAAACCTGCATTATTGATTCCAATATCTCCTGTAACTGCAACTCCTGTTACTACTTTTGATCCGTTACCTACAAGGATTTGAGCAGAAGTTAAAGCAGCTAATTTACTAAATGCAATTGCAGCTCCAGCAGCTAAATTCGCATTGACTAAACTTGCATCAACCATTGTTGATGTAACAGTATTAGTATCAGCAGTAGTAATTAGTGTTCCTGTTATATCAGGAAAAGTAATAGTTTTATCTGAACTTTGAGGATCTGCTACAGCAAGGGTTAGTTCGTAAGCGTCAACAGTACTTCCTTCAAAAACAATCGATCCAGTATTACCAATTAACACCTGACCTGTGATAGTACCACCTGCAAGTGCTAGTTTTTCTGTCTCAAGCTCTTGCATTGCATCTTGGACGTTTGTGCTAGAAAGCTGTCCATAAGGTGTGAAGGTGATATTGCTTGCGACCTGGCCCGCTACAGTCTGCGATAAATCAATCTCATTCCAGCTACTACCAGCACTATTTGTAACTCCAAGAATGTAATCAGGAGGAGAAAAAGCAACAACTGGAGCTGGAGCTGAAGGTGTTCCAGCAGTATCAACTACGACATATAAACCATCTGTTGTTGCTGAAGGTGTAGGTAAATTACTTCCAACTGCTAAACCAGCCGCAAGACCCGCAGATGTGCAAGCCGTCATTTTGCTGGTATTTGCATTGAAATTTCCACCAAAGACCAAGGAGCCTTTCGTTAATGTGGTGATGGCTTGCCAAGCGTTTCCATCCCAGATGTAAGCGTCTTCAGAGACAGTATCAAAGAGAATCTGTCCTGAGAACTGAGCTGTTGGATAACCAGCCTGTGCAATTGATTGGAATACTGCTGTGGAAGCATTTGACAGTTTAGAACCATCAATAGAATCGTTACCTATCCTTGCAGCATCTAAACTTCCAGTTGTTATTTTACTAGCATCAAGAACAGGAATTAGACTTGCTGTTAAAGCTGCACCTCCTGTAATTACACCCTTTGTATTAACAGTAACCGACTGATAAGTACCAGCACTAACTCCACTTGTTGAAGTCGTTAAATTACCTGATCCATCAACAGTTAAGCCACCTCCAGATGTAATTTGTACTGCACCTTTAGCACTTGTCGTTGCGACAGGAAGATCGCCAGCTACTAATCCTGTAGCGGCTGTAATCATGCCTTGATTATTAAAAGTAATACCAGAAACTTGTGCTCCAGTTACACTATTAGTAAGCGATAATGCACCTGCTCCGCTAACACTTAAGCCAGTTCCAACAGAAACACCACCAACAGCAGAGGTAGTGGCAACAGGTAGATCACTAGCAGCAAGAGCAACAGTTCCAGTTATGAGTCCTTGAGCATTAAACGTGATCCCTGATCGACTTCCTGCACTAATTGTGTTATTTATTCCAAGGTTGCCACTAGCTACGTTTAATGAACGATCAAGATTAGAAGTATTTAACTTTGCTGGTGTAATCGTGCCATCAGCAATTTTGGTAACAGTTACAGCATTTGAAGCAATTTTTGCTTCTATAACGGCACTACTAGCTATCGCTCCAGAATCAACAGCGTTATCAGCTAAAGCTGCTGCATCAACAGCGTTTGCTGCAAGCTTGGCACTTGTAACAGCGTCATCAAGAATCTTGGCAGTTGTTACCGCATTATCAGCAATTGAAGTAGCAGCTAACGTACCAGAAAGCTTTGCAGCAGTTACAGCTCCATCAGCAATAGCAGCCGTATCAACAGCGTTATCTGCTAACTCACTAGCACCAATAGCATTTGCAGCTATTTGATTTGCAGTAATTGTATTTGTTGCAATTTTTACTGCTGTAACAGCACCGTCAACAATGGCTGCTGTATCAACTGCATCGTCAGCAAGTTCAGAAGCAGCTACAGAGTTTGCTGCTAATTGTGTTGCTGTAATTCCACCTGTTGCGATCTTTGCCCCAGGAATATCTCCATCACTAAGATTTAATTTTGCATAAGTTACAGCACTATTAATAATTTTGGCTGTGGCTATAGCATCGGAAGCTATATGATCATGATCTACAGCTCCATCAGCAAGTTCAGAACCAGTTATTGCATTAGCAGCTATTTGTGTTGCAGTAACAGTATCGTTAACTAACTTCGCTCCAGTTATTGTTGCATCCGCTATTTGTGTTGCAGTTATCGTTGCATTGGCAATCTTGGCAGCAGTAACAGCATTAGCTTGTATTGCCGCAGTTGCTACTTGGTTCGTTCCTAATGTCCCAACCTTTGCAGCAGGTATATCTCCGTCATCAATTAACGCAACACCAGCAGCAATTAAATCTTTAATCGTTACTTTTTTGGTCTCAGTTGCACTAATATCAGCAACCGCCGCTACGTCTGTTGCTTGAATACCTGCTTCTGCTAAAGCGGGTAAACCCGTAATTTGGAGATCTGCCATTGCCGACTAACTAAAAACCAATACCAGCAGTTTAAACCTGTTCGAGCAATATGCGACTCTGATTTTCTTGTAATATCTTATCTGAGTTTTCCTGTAACAAGAATCCTGGTGTATCTCCTGTCTTTAAACTAATTACTCCATTTGTTACAAATTCTATTCTTGTCTCTATAACCTCAGTCACAGACACCGTTACAGCAATATTAGTAATAATGCAATTGGCTTCATAGAAGACATTTTTCTTTGAATTATCAGGATCACGGTAAATATAAAATAATCCATCAAAATCTGATCCTTGCTGAGTACGAACCAACAATTGAGCTAAATAAAATGGAAATTCTGGGTCTGTACCGTATTCATTAGCCCTATCTCCTGTGTCATAATCATGCTCCCAGATACAGGTCATTGATCCTTGACCACTAATTAATCCAGCTTCATATTGATTTCTAAACTCATCTCCAAGGTTTGTTAAATCAACTTGCTCTCTACTCGTTGTCATTTCAAATTCTCTAACACCTGCTACATGCCTAAATCTTTCATTTCTGGTACGAATTAAAATATCTTTTGCAGAACTAGGAGCAACAAGAGTTAAAGCATTTGATTGCCCACCTTCTATCGCAGCAGCAAAAGAACTATATAAACGAAGCCCTCCTACCTGATCAACATTAATAAACCATTTTCCATCTGGATAACTATGACCACTAACAAGTTCAAGTGTAGATTTATCAGCCGTTTCTATTTCAACTTCATCTCCAGTAATTAACGAACCAGAACTATGGTCAACACTAAATCTTTTTGTTGATGTATTTACGTCATAAGGATCTAACTTCGTCTGCAAAGCAGATTGAAGTGTATCTCTTTTAAGGGCTACTTCACCCCATTGACCAAAATAAACACCCATTAATCAACCAGAGTTGTGTTGCCATAAGGAGCACCGTTGGCTTCCCAACTAATATCAGCAGAAGCAACTTCTCCTACTGCACTATTCATCGAAACACCTGTAATAAAAACAGAGAATTGAATATCTCTAACATCCGTTGAGCCTGTTGTCATTCGTAGCTTTAAAACAACTTGAG